AGACTGAGCAGTGTTTTGAATAGTATCAGTGCTTGCACCACTTGATGCAGTATTTAAATCTTGTCCTGCAGCTAAGGTAGTCTTTGTAGTATATGATGTAGTTTTAACTGACCAAACAACACTTGCTATAGTTGCACTACCTAAGAAACGTGACCAGTCTACACTGTAATCTAACGTTTCATCTGGGTCTTTATTAGGCCATCTAAAACTCATATCTAGTCCTCAGTTGCATGTACAGTACGTTCCGCTGCAGTAGTTTGTCTTTCTATAAAGATTAATCTAGACTGCTGAGAAATACGTACTGTTCTATCTTTTGTTGTAGTACCACGTTCAATAAATATAGTTCTATTTTCTTGAGGTACTCTAGCTGTTCTTTCTGCTGATGTAGTCATTTATGCAGCCCTTGCTATATAAATAGTCCTACGTCTGCTGTACTGTTCCTTAAAGGCATCAAAGTTAAATACAACACCTGTGGCTGTTATTGAACCTGCTTGACCTGAAGCATTTACACCAGTAGGGAATACTTCTGATCCGTACTCTATTTGACCTAGTGCAGTAGTTCCTACAACGCCTGTAGGAGTTACAGTGTTGGATAAGGTTACTATACCTACTTGACCTGTAGCTGATACAGAAGCCATAGCCTCAGATGTATTCTCTACTACAGTGCCTACTGCACCTGTTGCACTTACGCCAGTTAAACCAGCAGCAGTATGAGTTTGTACAGTGTTTACTTGACCTGTGGCACTTACACTTTCAAGTACCTCAGTAGGTTTTTCTTCTACTGTGTTGACTTGTCCTGTACCTGCAACACCAGTAAGTGTAACTGTGTTACTGTGCTCTAAAACTCCTATTGCCCCTGTACCTGCAACACCTGCAAGACCAGCAGCAGTATTAACTTGTATCGTACCTAGAGCAGTAGTACCAAGAGTGTTATCAGTAACACGCTCTGTTATATCTATTTCAAAGCCATTAACACTTACAGGTTGTAATGCTGATGTGCCAGCTACACCTGTAAGACTTGCTGAAATAGTTGTTACACCATACTCTGCTACACCGTATCTACCAGTGCCGTAACGTGCAGAGGTGGCGATAAAAGCCATAGTCTACCCTTTAAGCAATACGAATGATTGCTGTGCTTGCTCCTGCAGCAGGGAACTCAATAGTTAAATCACCTGCAGTGGCACTTACTGTACCACCAAAGTCAACTACTGCAATAGCTTTATTAGATTGTGATGCGTTATAAATAATACAACCATCTGCTGATGTAGTCACATTTGCAAAAGTCTCATCTGCAAAGTCCACAATAGCTGTTGTACCACTTACTGAGATAGCTGCACTATCAAGTACATTACCACCTGCACTATAGTTTGTACCAGATGACTCATCAGAGTTACCTGTTACATCACTGTAATTAGTTGTAGCTGCACCATATGTGCCGCTAGGTGAAGCCTTAATCAAAGCAAGTTTAATACTATTAGTATCCAAATCATGGATACCACCAAGTAGCTCTGACTTGAAACTTGTACACATTGCTGTTGTAATACCCATAATAAATCCTTTTGATAGGTAGCCTAAAGGGGCCACTCGAAAGTAGCCCCTAAAGTTATTTTAGATTTGATCACGCTGGGCAATAGCAGCCTCTGTGTGAGCAGCAGAAACATCTGCAATTACTGCATACACACGTAAGCGTCCAGTTGCAGCAGCAGCACCAGCGATTGTTACATCAATGGTATCAGCAGCACCAACAAGAGCCAATGCAGCAGCAGCATAAGTAGAAGCTGCACCTGTATTAACAATGTTAGCTTCGCCGTTAGTACCTTTTGCAAGATATGTACCTGCAGCAGCATCTAAAGCTGCACCATCGATGATGTCATCACCGCCAGCAAAGTCAATATCACAAGTACATGATGTAGTGAAAGATTTCATAATCTCTGCACCACCTGCAAGCATTACAGACTCTGCTGGAATCTCCAACAGTTGGAAAACGTCACCGTTTGCAATAGTAGCACCTGCAGCAATCATGGCATCAATATCCAAGATAGCTTCAATGGTACGTACTGTGTTACCTACTACAGTGGGAACAGCAAGAACGTCTGCACCAACACCAGCAGTATCAACGGAAGTCATGTCAAAAGTAGCCATAAGTTATCCCTCCCCTTACGCTGCGTTATATTTGGCAGTAACGATTGCTTCTGGGCGAAGAATCTTTCTACCGTATAGGTGCATACCACGAACAATGTCAGCAAAGCTGTCAGGGTCACGATATGTTTCCGTCTTGTTGATTTGCTCAGCAGTTGCTACAGCAGAATCATGTCCACCAACAATAACACCATAGTTAGTGTTCTGGTTTGCAGAACCTGTGGTTCCTGGACCAGTACCTACCGCTGGCAGGTTTGATGAAGTGTACATACGGAAACCGTGGAAGTTATTAACGACAAGGCCGTTACGCAGTCCACCTGATTCACCATAGTCTGCATTTAGGAAGCGTGAATCTTCATCACGAAGTAGCTCCATAAATACCGGGTCAACTACCAGCCAACGCCCTTGAGTATCAACTTGCTGTTGATCTAAGAGGCGAGCCATACGAGCAACAACCATTGCTGGTGAAGCTGTAGCAGTTGGAAGTGCAGTAGCACCAGGCAAACGTGCTGCCAGTGGGATCGAATGATCACCAGCAGAACTAGTTGTGATGTTGCCCATAGAACCCTTGATGATCTTCATTGATGTCAACAATTCATCACTACCAGCAGTGCTAACAGACTTGCTGCCATTTACGACATCATTAGCTGTATCTGCTTGAGAATGCAAAGAAGACTGTTTGAAGCCAGACAAATAACCTAGAACGTCTTGGTCATACTGGTCAGCCAAACGATAAGCTGCACGATCCGTTGCAAGACTCATAAAATTGATGTGACTATGAGCCTCTTCAATATCATCCATCTTAAACGCAAAGTAGTTAGCTTTGTCTACAGTCAACTGAAAATCATCATCTTCAAGATCTTGTGCTGTAACCTGAGTACCACGAGCATATTGGCTAACGGAAATTTCAGGTTCTTTAATAATTCTGACTGTATCGCCTTGAGCAGCAATCTCGCCAAAATAATCTGAGTTAGTAATTTCTCCTACTACAGTAGACTTGCGAAAGGCAAGCTGTACCTGTTTGGAGTAGATTACGGGGCTAAAGTTACCATTAGGTAAATTCCCATAACCTGATGCGGATGTAAAAGCCATAATAAATCCTCCTTAGATGTTTGTTGGCTTATGATATTTAAGCCCAAACTTAACGTAAGAGGCTAATCTTTCTAGGGTGCAATCTATTCTATCAAGGGCCATTGTTAGAATAGTTGGGCCTATACTTAACTAGGTAGGTCTTATCTTAATTGTTTGGCTTAGTTGGTTAGAGTATAAAGGTAGCTAATATTATTAGGGCTTTATACTCTTTTCTTAACATACACAGTTATACATATTAATTCTGTGATGTCAATACTTTTTTAACGTGCACCCCCAGAAATATCATAAATAAACTTGCCACTACGGATAGCTTCCATGATTGAGTCTGAGTTAGCCTCATACTGTTGTGCTGACATCTTTTGTACAGCAGACTCACGGATACTTCCTGACAGGTCATTATTCTCTGGTTTGGTAGTACGTCTTGTTTTAACTTCAGATGCAGCCTGTTTAGTAGAACGCTGTTTACCTTTTACGTCCATGTTGTTATCAATCTTGTACAGATCAATTACCCTGATTACAGACTTAGGGTCATCTTGGTTTTCATATAGGGCATCCTGTACCCACTTAGGTTGTTCTTCTGCCCAATTGTGAAACTCATCACTTGATCGTAAGTCATCAAAGTCTGAGTGCATAGAGCGTATCTCATCTTCTGATTTACTGCGCTGGGCTTGTGCTGTAAGCTTGTCTATCTCTTGTAGTCTAGCATCAGCATTCTTAAACTTCTCTTCTGCTTTTTGATTAGCAATAGTTTCTACAATAGAAGCAATCTCTGGATACTTATTAGACCACGCCTCAATGCTTTCATTACTAGCAGGTGGACGAACTGGACCACTAGTCTTTGCTTTATCTAGCTGTGCCTTTAGTTCTTTTAACTCTTCAGACTGCTTGTTTAGGTGGCTGCGTAGATCACTATATCGTTTCTTAAACGATCTCTCTTCTGCAGATAACGCTTCTTCTTTAGCTTCTGGATTGGACGCTTTCTCTTTGGAACTCTCTTGTTCTTCTGGTTCTCCCCCTTCAATAAGGGCTTTGAGTTCAGCTTCATCCTTTTCTATACGTTTCTGGTTTGCATTGCGCTTTGGTTTAGCTTGTACAAATCCTGCATTCTTTGGTGTTTCCACTTCTGCTAGTTCTGCCATGTTGTATTTCCTTTTATGTTGGGGCCAGCATTATTGCCGGGTAGCCTTATAGTTTTAGTTAATATTTAAGAGAATAAATCTGAGAATGAAAAACCGCCACTGTCTGATTTTTCTTTAGCTTTATCCGTATTAGAACTATCACCAGCAGCAGCCTCATTAGCCCGTCTATTAGCTGT